ATTTTGTATCTCATTCTATTGCATGCCAGAATATCCTGATTTGAAATCCTTCCCCTCGAATCCACCAGCCACTCAGAGCGTGAGCCGCAGGGCGGGTGTGCTATTCGGTTGATAAGTTTCTATGTTGGGCTTGGGGTCGAATGGAAGCACGAACACCCGCCATTAAGACGGGTGTTTATATGAGTGTCTCCCGCGTCGCGGGTCGGATTCCCTAGGTTAAAAACAAAGCGGGTAGTTAGCATGGCCATCATGTCCATTCCACTGTGATGGCCCTGCGAACACCCGAATATAGTAGTGCCCCCAAGGGGGACAAACCTATAGGCAAATTATCCCCCTTCCTTGATGAAGGGGGATTTTCAAAAGGGGGCGAGGTGGATAGTGTTGGTGTAAAGTAAGTGATGCTCCCGACGAGCCGGTCGGGGGCTTCTTTTTTAATGACAATTTTATGGATGAGTGCCCGGAGGATTTGGCGGGTCTGATCGGCAGGAGCATTGGCTAGGGTCTCGACCAAGTTCTTTGAGAGCATGGATATCTGATCAGACGTGAGCATTGGTATGGGTTCAAAATGCTGACGATCGAGTTCCATATATTCGGTATTGGCCTGGGCGCGGCGGGCTTCCAGGTCAGTCAATTTTTCGAGCAGGGCTTGGGTGTGGCCACGCTCAGCGATGGCGCGGGTGATATTGGCGATCTGGGTGGAGAGTTTGCGCCGTTCGTCCCGCAGTGTATCGAGCCGCTGCAGGCGGCGTTCTTCGTTTCGGCCGCTGGCGTTTTGTTGGATTTCGTAGATGGCGGCCAGGCTGTCGGGGAGCAGGATGTAATCACGCAAAGTGGTCAAGACCGCTTCTTCGAGGGTTTTGCGGCCGATCCTTCCCTGGATGCAGCCTGCCCGGCGTTTGGAGCGGGAGCAGCGGTAGGCTTCATTGCGGCCCCGATCATGGGTGACGGTATTGGCTGACATGGGCGATCCACACTCGCCGCAATAGACCAGGCCGCTGAGTATATAGGGACTATCGAAGCGGCGGGGATGGAGACGGTCATACTTGGCCCGGGCATGTTCCTGGATACGCTTCTGGACGGCGTTCCAGGTGGCCATGTCAACGATCGGCTCGCAGTAGTTTTCAACGATGAGCCCGCCAAATTCCAGGATGCCGATGTAGAGGCGGTTAACGAAGAAAGTTTTATAGGAATTGATACTGCCAAAGAGGAGGAGTTCGGTGTGGATCTGCGCCAGGGTGGATCCACTGGCGCGCATCTCGAAAGCCTTCCGGACCCGTTCCTTGAGATCTGGATCATGAACCCAGCGGTGGGCAATGCGGGGAGAGCCGTCACGCCGGGGTGGAAGGGTGACGGATTGACGGATGAAACCACGCGGCGGCACACCCGGCACGCAGCCATAAACAGTTACCAGGTCCCGCAGGCCGCGCTTTGCATCCGTGGAGGTTTGTCGCCTTTTCTCCTCATTACTTATGTCGATGAAGAATTCAACGATGCGACCATATTGACCTTCCGGGATGGGGTCGGTGAGAGAATGGACGATAACGCCGCGGTTGCGCAGGAGAGCCTTGTAGTAGATGGCATCGTCGAGATCTCTTGCGAAGCGGGCATAATTCCAAAGCAAGATGCCCTGGGGGCGGTCTTCAGGGCGGCGGGTGAGATCCAGCATGCGGTTGAAATCGTCACGCCCTATAGTGGATCCGCCTGATTTGGCTGCATCATTGAATTTATGGCGGAGTTGGAGGCTGTGGTGTATGCAGTAGGCTTCGATTTCGGCAATCTGTTGATCAGTGGAGGCTTGCTGGCGCGGGCCGCCGCTGTCACGGACGTAGGCGTCCACGATGGAGCTAGGTGGGAGGGTGGAAGGAGGAGGGAGGTGGGACATTTATGGTGTGGCGCAGGAGATGGCTTCCTGGGCGCCGTCATCAAGTTGGCTGATATGCGCTTTGGTTTTGCTGCCTTCACCATAACCGGAATATAGAAAAGCAATTGCATTCGCAGAAAAAGTAAGGCCGGGATCATCTGGATCGCCGGAGATGGCCCATAATCCAATAACTTGGCCAGGTTCTATGCCAGGGCCTTTAATTTCGGCTGCAACGAACCAAACATTTTGATAATCCCCTGATTTGACAGCCCAAGCGGATCCAATATCGTTGGAAGAGGCGGTGGATTGCACGCCATCCCGGATATTTTTAGTCTGACGTATACTGGCGGTTTGGCAGCGAGGACTGGGGCTGATCGCTGAACTTCCGCAGGCAGTGATTGTCAAGATAATAATCACAAGAAGGAAAATATAGGGGAGGGATGGTTTTTTCATTTTGATCTCCCTAATGCGTAATCAAAGCGAATGCCAGCCCGCCTCCGATAGCAGTGGGCATAGATATGGGATGATGAGGCATGATGAGAAGCAGGGCGAAAATAGCAAACGCAGCATGGATAGCAAAGTCTTCCGGCGGATTCAAGCGGGGGATAACCAGCCAGTAGGCGTGGCAAAGCAGAACCTTGCGCTGCCAGGAATGAAGATGCGGCCAGGCACTAAGTAGTCTTTTCCATTGGCAGGGATCGGGCGGAGGGTTGTTCATTTTCGGTGATATATCTTTCCCCTTCTTCGCGTAGTGTATGACGGGCTTCTTCGGATAGGTGGGGCCAAATGCGTGTGAGAGTTTTTAGATCAGGATCAGGACGGGGCATCTCCAAAATGTCATAAATTTCATCGCCAACTAATTCTATCAACTTGGGAAGAATGATCTCCGCGGTCCCTTTTGAAGGAAGTTTGTCGTTATCGAGCCATTGGCTAATAATGGGTCGACTAAATCCCAAATGGGAAGCGAACACATTAAGGGAGACGGATTCGCGATCAATTGTTTGGCGAGTACGCCATTCAATCAATGCTTTCTCAAGAGCGTAAGTAAATTGCTTTAAGTTCATATTAATCATTTTATATCATTATCTTCTAAGAATGTAAGGTACTTGACAAACTGGTTGATTTGTTGTAATATGGTAACAGATTTACCAGTCAGCAATTACGGAACGGAATTAATAATGATGACGATTGCCGAAATTACCCGAAAATACATGAGACAGTTCTTGCTTACCCAAGAGAAATTCACCGAGGCATTATGCGAGCATCTGGTGAACACAAACATCAGCCGTTCATCGGTTTCTTATTGGCTGAATGGGAAATATGAACCAGAGACAGATTTTCTTCTAATCTGCCTGGCGGTGCATAAAGATTGGCGCGCAGAGTGGGCAATAGAATGCCTGTGCGCGAAGCTGCCGGAGGTTTTCGACCGGAACCTCGATGGGCGGATGATCGTTTTGAGCAATCGTATTGTGGTGCCTGTGAGTTCATCACATTCAGCATAGCACGAGATAGCGAATTTGTCTCAACTTCCCGAGGTAAAAGCATGAAAAAATATCTCATTCTCCTGTCCTTCTGCGTTTTGGCTCTTTTAGGTTTACTAATATGGTCACTCTTAATACATTAATTCTGGTCATTGGAATCCTATTTGCATTGGCGGCAGGGTTTGCCATCGCCAAGCTCCACTCCTGGATCAATACAACGCAGGCGCGATTAAATGAGCTCGAGCAGGCCAAGTCCAGGCGACTGCCATACAAGAGCGCGGACGCCATCGAGGATGCAACCGCGTCATTGATGTACCTGGAACAGCAAGAAGAGATTTTTAGTTTGTGGCTGGCCAAGGCGCACGAGTATCTAAAAACGGCCAGAAATCCGGATGGAATAAAGTGAGGGAAGAGAAAACCATGTGGATCGTCATTTTCGGTTTGACTTGTTTTTGGATGGGTATTGCGGCGCTGACCGCCTGGGTATGCAGTTTCCCGGTCTGGCCGGTGGTGGTGGGGACAGGAATATTTGCCTTATTTACCGTCACAATAGCGTTTTCCCTGGCAAATGTAGCCAGAGAATCAACTGTGAAAGGAGAATAGCATGTGGACCAGCATTTTCATATTGACATTGTTCTGGATCGGGGCGGTAGGGATGATCGCCGGATTAGTTTTGGGAACCCTGGAAGTGGTTTTCTTTCTTGCCGGTATCGCAAACTCGATCGGACGGTGATCGTTAGCGGGAATTCGCCCGCAAATATTTTCGAAAGGAGAACAAAATGCCAAAACGAGTTATTTCGATAGATGGAGTGAACCTTACAAGTCTGCAAGGCATGGTCCATACTCTCGGACGATTAATCGGAAGTGAAGTTTATATCCGAAAAGTGGTCGAGGTTGAGAGTACCGAGCCAGTCATAAAGGCCCTGGATGCTGTGCTGGAAGGTATGAAGCAGAATCAGTTAAAGGAACAGAAGAAAACGGCTTAACACACCGTTCATGCCCGGGGATGGTGAACAGCCATCCCCAGGCAATAGGAGTCTCCCATGCCATTCGACGATTTGGTTCCTTATCCGGCCAGCTCAGCCAGCCTGTTCGCCAGTCATGCCTGGCAGGCATAGGTAGTATATGCGTAAATTGAATTTCCTGGATTACTTCAACATCATCGTTTTCATCCTGGTCCTGTTAGCGATCAAGGCCCTGGGATTGTGAGGAATACGATGGAATGGCTCACCGCATATCAACCTGGATATCAGAAGATAGCTAACCCGGCGGGAAAACATTACCGCCCTTATTTGTACCGACGAGGGGCGAGGCATTATTCGAGAATAAGTTTCCGGACAGCCGCCAAAGCACAAGTTTACGCTGAGCGCTGGTCGGATCGATTAACCCGGTTATTTCCGGGGAAGGAGAGCGGCATTGTTAACTGATCTGAAAGTTGCTCCTATTTTGACCACGTGGTTGGATGCTTTCGAAGCCTGGCTGCGGCTGGACGGTCGCAAGGGCAGCATGAAGCCTTTGCGCGAGAAGAGCATCGAGGCTATGTTGCAGGACATTCTTCATTTTTCTCGATTTCTCGATCAATACGAGCCGAGTGCACAGGCATGCTCTCCCACACTCCAGGCGGTCAAGGCCTATTTCGAATGGCAGGCATCGTCCTGCGCACCGGCCAGCGTCAATCGACGCCTGGCCAGCCTGCGTACGTTGATGCGCTGGTCGCTTTCAGTAGGTCTGGTAGAGCAGGATCCCACGGCGCGTATCCCGCGTATTGAGATGTCGAAACTGCCGCCTCGGGCGAAGGACGAGCAGGAATGCCGGTCCTTGGCAAAGGCGGTCAAGGCCGGGAAACACCTGAAATGCGGCACGGAGCATTACCGGATCCTGGGTTTGCGTGACCGGGTTATCTGGTCGCTGTTTTACGACGCTGGTCTGCGCCGGGCCGAAGTGGCCGGTCTCCAGGTACATGATTTATACCTGGGTGACCATCCTTATCTGCAATTCACCGGCAAAGGTGGCAAAGTCAGACAGGTGGCGATCAAGCACTCCATCTCGAAATTAATGGCTGCCTGGCTGAAGGCACGTCCAGGTTCGGAAGACGGTGCTCTGATCACCAACTGGAATGGGCAGGCGATCAGTCCCTGCCAGGTCTGGCGGCGGTTCGAGTTGATCTGCGCCGCGTCCGGAGTGGCAGCCACTCCACATGACCTACGCCATACGTTCGTCTACCGGACGGTCGAGGAGGCCATGAGCCGAGGAGCCACCCGTGCAGCTGCGGTGGGAATTGCCTGCAGCCAGGCTGGTCATAGCGACAGCCGCATCACTGAGATGTATCTGCGGCCCACTTCTGATTTCATCTACCAGGTTGTGGAGGGGATGTGAAATGATCCACAAAATACTGAATTTGCTCGAACGAGATTGCCCAATGTGCGATGGCGGTAAATTGTTTGAAACAGGCGGAGTATTCCTCCCCTGCGATTGCTGCAGAGACGGAAGAGTAGATCTGTTTCACTGACATGGTTTTTTCTGTTCAATATTAATCTTGTTTATTAAAGGAATAATGATGAGATGAAAGAGAAATTTGTCAATCACAAATTCAGTGGAGGCAGCTTGCAACTCATCGAGACGGCGAATGCCATCTTGAGAGAATACCAGGGCCAGGGTTACCGGTTGAGCCTGCGCCAGTTGTATTACCAGCTGGTGGCCAGGGATTACATTGAAAACTCAATCAGGTCTTATAAGCGCACCGGTGACCAGGTCAGCAATGCACGCCTGGCCGGACTACTCGATTGGGGAATGATCGAGGATCGGGGGCGCGAGACGGTAATTAATCCGCATTGGACATCTCCTGCAGAGATCGTTCGGGCAGCTTCCCGGCAATTCCAGGTGGACCGTTGGAAGGGTCAAGATGTCTATGTCGAGGTCATGGTCGAAAAGGACGCCCTGAGTGGGATCCTGGAGCCGGTCTGCCGCAGATTGGATGTGCGGTTCACGGCAAACAAAGGTTACTCGTCCAGTTCGGCGATGTATGAGGCCAGCAAGCGGATCATCGAGGCTGCCAAGATGGGAAAAGAAGTGCATCTATTCTACTTGGGCGACCATGACCCGAGCGGGATTGACATGACGCGTGACATCAAGGAGCGGCTGGAACTGTTCACCTACAATCGGATCCGAATTGAGACTGTCCGTCTGGCGCTCAATTATGACCAGGTCGAGAAGTGGCAGCCACCGGAGAACCCGGCGAAGGAAACAGACAGCCGATACGCAGTCTACGTGGAAAAGTTCGGAGAGAGCTCCTGGGAATTGGATGCGGTCGAACCTGCGACGCTGGCCAGTCTGGTCGAGGATGCGGTCAAGGAATTGATCGATCTGGACACCTGGCAAGAAGTTGAAGAGGATGAAACTGGGATGCGCGAGGAGCTTGAGCGCTTCGCAGATGAATATGAGGATAAGGAGTGATGAGATGAAAAAGCAACAACAGCAAGTACCAGATGAATTGGAAGTCATTATTTCGGAAGAAAACATAAGGCAGGCCTTAAAGAAGAACATCGAGGAGATTGAAAGCCAGGTACGTGAAAAGGAACGGTTAAACGTCATCAAAAAGGAATGGCGCATGTTCCTGGCGGAAGCAAAGCCTTTGTTCCCGAAGATGCTTCATCGATATATCGCCAAAGCTCGCACAGAAGAACAGTGGAGATTACGGAATATCTTGTTCCATGTCCCGGGACTCTCACCGTTTTGGGCGGAGTATCAATGGAATCGGGAACAGGAGCATTATATTTTTCAAAGAATTCTGGTTACTGGGATATTCGACGGCGATCCCCAAGAATCTCCTAGATATTTATCGAATTGGGGACAGAAGTTTGATATTGCTGGTTTACCTAAAGCCCTGGCCTATGCCCGTAATGAATATCTGAAATATGAGTCGATTTCACAAAAAAGAGCCGAAAGGTTATTAGAAAACAGGCGGTCAGAAAGAGATTCTGCACGACGGAATCGTGAAAATGAAAATAAGGCCATAAAGGCAGAAGAGCAGCGACGTTCCGAGGAGCAGGTACTTTTTGACAGCGTGAAAAGCGATCCAGTAGCGATTCAATTGCTGAAGGCTATCTTGCTGATCAGGGAGGAAAGAATCACTTTTACAGAACAGTTAGAGAATGCTGAAAGCTGGGCTGAAACATCTGAACGACGCATGGCAGAGAAACTGCGCCTGGCAAAAGAGGATGTAGATCGTGCTCATCGGGATGCCGATGACGAACGGCGGCGCAAAGAAGATCTCCAGGATGAATTGGACAAGGCCGAAAAGAAGGCGAAACGTGGCTGATAGGAAAAAATGGCAAAGCGCGCCAGGCCGGCAATCGAACTAAAAGTGGAATTTGTCCCGCTCCCCCCGGAGCTGGAGACAGCCTGGCACGCAAGTCTCCTTCTACTACTGAATATTTTGAAAAGCGATATATGCGATGTCACCAGATGCGAGTCTTCGCCGATATTCATCGTGCAAACCTGTAAGGTGCAATTATGAGATTGGAAGATCTGATTGTGATCGTAATGCTTGCTGAGCTGGCAATGATCCAGGATACCAGTCCCATCACGCGTTTGCGCATAGCATAGTCCAGGCCATGCAGCGCACAGGCTTGATTGGGTTAATTTCATCCACCCTGGATGAACTGGATGAGATGAGCCGGTCAGTATGAAGCATATATTTATTAATACAGTAGTAGAAAGAATCGCTATCTTCCCGTTTGATTGCGTTTGCGGGCATGGTCACAGGTGTCCCAGAAAAGGGTCCTGCCTGCTGAAAAAGATGCGACATAACATGGGGTTATGTTGCATGAATTGACCAGGGACTGGGGGGCCGGGTGGTTTCATCTCGGATCACCGGGGGGCTGGGTTGGTAAGTGGCTCGAAAAATCTGAATAGGTTGAGAGAAACGTCATCAGAGAGACTCATGGACAATATCATTGATGAGATCAAACAACGAGTTTCGATAGAAGATCTGGTCGAGGAGAGCGGCTTTGCACTTCAGCGGCGAACAGGGCGGTATTTGAAATGCCGGGAACACAACAGCCTGGTGATCGATACCTACAACCAGGCGTATCACTGGAATTCCCAGGATGAGCACGGCGACATTTTCAACTGGTTGATGAACCGCAACAAAGGCTGGGATTTCAAACAGGCATTGGAGGTGCTGGCAAAACGGGCCAACGTGCGGCTCCCAGAGCATGGCAGCGGAGATCTGAAGACCAGGCTGGCAGCCAGGGCGAAGGAAGATATTTTCCAGGTGGCTGCCCGAGTTTTTGCAAAATGGCTGAAGGGAGATAAGGAAGCCTGGGAGTACGTCAAAGGCCGAGGCTGGACGGATGAAATCATCCAGGAAGCGCAAATCGGGTTTTCGGGGCGGGGGACTACTGCTGCATTCAAGGCGGTGGGCGAAGAATTTGCCATGCACGGCGTGGACCCGGCCAGCCCGGCTGCAGTGGCCATCACCGGTTTCAAGGGAGACCCTTCGACAGGCTCAGGGCAAGCGGTGGCGAAGTGGCTCAATGACCACGAGATGGAAGCCAATGAGGACTGGATAAAGTGGGGGATGATCCCAGGCATGATGAACCGGAAGCGACTGGTTTATCCGCACATCTACCAGGGCAGGATCCGGACGCTGTGCGGGAGGAACATCCTGGGGGACGATAAGAACCGGGATGGGGACGAAGTCAAAAGCTGGAATGTGCCGGTAGTACTGGGAGGGCCGCGGCAGTGCTACTTCAATACAGAATATGGGCCAAGGGCGGAGGAACTGGTGATCGTCGAGGGGCAGGCGGATGCGATCACGCTGGGGCAATGGGGGATGGCGGCGATGGCCACGGCTGGGACATCCTGGAAGGATCACGAGGCTCTGTTCAAGGAATTGAAGGAAATGCATAAGACGATCTACATGGCCACGGATGCAGACGAGGCGGGCCGGAAAGTGATCACCGGCAAGGATGGAGAATACCCGTTGGCCAGCGTGCTGGGGCCGATGCTGCGGGTGGTGGAATGGGTCGAGAAGGATGCGAACGACCAACTGCAGGCGTTCATTGCTGGAAATGTCGATCAAGAGCACCAGGTGGAGACCATACGGAAGACGCTGGACGGATCGGAGCCGATCGCCCTACTCATGGCCCGGCATGCAGGGTCCCTGCGAGGGGCGAAGAAAGACCATGCGGTCGAGCGGACAGTCAAAATAATCGCCAGGATGGACAACACCCGGCGGGCAATGTACCGCCTGCAACTGGCGGATGCATTGGGCGTAACCGTGCGGGAATTCAACAACCTGGTGAATACCGAGCGGAAAGAGAAAACGACCGAGGATGGCGAAGGACCGGCAACGTTCGAGGAGATCTTGGGAGGATGGTACCCGACCGGTGAGGGAAAGAAGGGTTGGCTGATCGAATATTTATATGACCGGGAAACGGACAAGGCCATGCTGGCGTTCCGGGACCCGGACGGGAGGGTGGGAACGGCCCCGCACCTGGACATCAACGGGATCCGGTATGTGCCGATGCGGGATGATGAAATCATCAAACAGGGTGGGGTGATATTCGCATCCGATTTAGGGCAATTGAAATCCACACGTGAACTGGTGGGGATGGTGGAGCTCTTCCTACAGCGCAATTTTCTCCTGGATAATCCATTCGATTACAAGTTGGCGGCATATTACGTGCTACTGACATGGGTATTCGACAGTTTCAGCGCCATCCCATACCTGCGGGCGCAAGGGGACACGAACACGGGAAAGAGCGAGCTGATGCTGCGCATCGGGCAACTATGCTACCGGATGGTGATCAGCACGGGGGCCAGTTCGACGGCGGCGCTGAAATTTGCGCTGGATGTTTACCGGGGGACGATGTTCATGGATGAGATGGATATCGCGGATCGCTTCGACGACCGGATCATAATCCTGAATGTGGGGGCGATGCGCGACCAGGCGAAGGTCTGGAACATGGTGGAGGTCAAAAACGAGAGCGGGGCGAGAGGCTTCCGGGGGGTGATGGCCAACGTCTACGGGCCGAAGTTGATCACCATGTATGGAAAATTCAAAGATCCCGCCACGGAGGGGCGCTGCCTGACGTTCAAATTGATGGAGAAGGAACCGTGGGAGCTGGCCAGGCGGGGAATCCCGATCGAGAAGGGCGAGGATTTCTACCGGGAGGCGCAGGTGATCCGGAACCTGCTGATGCGCTGGCGGTTGTGGCGCTGGGAACAGCGGATCGAGTTGAACAAGGAGCTGGCGGACATGCGGGTGAGCACACGCATCAACCAGGTGACGATGCCGATCAAGCAACTGGCCAAGGCGAAGGCGGGCGATCCGAACGACCGGGACGATCCAGAGTTGATGAAAGAAATCGAGACCTTCATCCAGAGCCTGAACGACGACCTGATCCTGGAACGGTCATTTGGCATCCAGGCAAGGGTATTCGATGCGGTGGTGGCGGCGTTGACCGAGAATGAATACGCAAATCTGGTGATCGAGAACGAGGTGGAGGGATTTGGGAGGGTGAAGTATATTTTTTATAAGCACCTGGCTGAGATCGCCAACAAGATCATGGATGAGATGAACCTTGGCCTCAACCCCAGCCCCTCTCCTGATGGAAGTGCATCATCAGGAGAGGGAGGGCAAGAGTTCCATAAGAAGAAGTTCAAGGAGCTGACGAGCCCGACCGTTGGGGCGATCTGCAGGAAGGACCTGCGGCTGCCGGTTAAACGCATGGGTAAGGGCTTCGTAGTGATCCTGGACAACGATAGGATCGATGCGCTGCGGGTGAAATACGGCCTGGTGAAACAGGCTGCAGATGGGAAGTATGAGCCGATGGCCGAGGCGGAGCGGACGCAACATGTTGCGCCCCTACAAGAGACATCTGATGAAGAGGAACCAGAGCAGGGAGAATTATTATGATTAAATTGATAAAAACGATGAACCTATGTACCAAATGTACCCGATTCCGGGGTGGCGGGAAAAAATATGTTATGCACGGGAAAATGGGCTTTTACATCGCATATTTAATTAAAACAACAGGAAAAGGGGTACATCGGGTTCATCGGTACATTAATTTTATCAAAAAAGCAATAAATATTGATAATAAATATCAATTATCTTATAAATATGATGTACCTATGTACCCCGATGAACATACAGGGGCGTATGGGTTTTTTATGCCCCGGCTAAAAGAAAGGGTTTTTGGGATGAGAAATAATGGTCAAAAAGAGGCGATTTTGGATGGTCAAACTACATCGAGGTACACAGGTTCATCGGCCCCACCCCAGCCCCTCCCAGAAGAGCACCGGGACGGTATCCCCAGATCAAAACCGATTTGGAGAGGGGAGAAATAGGAGAAATTATGGAATTCCCAGGATGTAAAGTCAAGTCCGTGAATGATATTGCTGCCACCTCGATCATGGCACTCCCGGTCCACGTGCGCAAGCAGTCCATCCGGATACAGTACCCGGATGAGATCCCGGTTGACCAGGTATACGTCAACCCAGAGCAGCCGCGCCACCTGTTCGATGAGCAGGAAATGGCGGAACTAACCGAGTCCGTCCGTCTCCATGGCGTGCTGATCCCCATCCTGGTGGAGCGTAACACAACCGGCGGCTACATCCTGCACGACGGCGAGCGCCGCTGGCGCGCCGCCAGGATGGCCGGGCTTGCCGCCATCCCGGCCCGCATCCTGCCGTCCGGCGCGGACAGCCTCAAACTGATCGACGCCCTGGTGGCCAACCTGCACAGCGCCTCCATGACCATCGTCGAGGAAGCCCTGGCATATCGGCGGCTTGGCGAGGTCTATGGATATGGTATGGAGCGCGGCTCCGCCAGGAAGATTTCCCGTCTGCTTGGGCTTTCCCGCATCCGGATCTATAATGCCCTGATCGTGCTCAAACTCCCCCCGGCAATCCAAGCGCACTTCGCCGCCCGTAAACTCCCCAACAATCCCGACGTCATACGGGCCCTGCTGCATATCCCGGACGACGAAGCCCGACTGCGGCTGGCCAATCACCTGGCAGCTTTCCCACATCCGCCCACCATCCAGACCGTGCGAAGTGCCTGCACCCGCTTGAAAAATTTACTTGCAGCATCTGCAGAAGCAGATCGTTTTCAGGAGAAAATATCCACAGAAAGACGGGTCACTTCCGCCATGCGTTTCTCTGGTAAAAAGCCGCGCGCCGAATGGCCGGAATGGGAGGCCCTCTACCAGCTCGGCAAAGTTCCACCCTGGCCGGTGGTCAACGATGCCGTCATGGCCACCTGCGACGGCTGCGCCATGCGCCCGGCGGCCAGCAAGGCCATCTGCCGGGATTGCCCGCTGGTGGATTGCCTGCGCAGGATGATCAAGGCGGTGGAGAAATGACTGCCCCCAATCTCGATCTGCTCATCCAAATCGCCGTGACGGGCGCACAGATCGCCACCGGCCGGCATGCGACCGGAAACCTGCCGGAGGCATTGTTCGCTGGCACACAGGTCCAGGACAGGACTGCCAAACAACCCAACTGGACCGCCGCAGAGGAGAAATTTATCGTCGAGAACTATGTCATCTTGTCCGACATGGAGATCGGCGCAATCCTGGGCCGCAGCGCCACCGCAATTCATGTCCACCGCGAGCGCGAGATGAACCTGCCGGGGCCTTCGAAAGCGCACGGCATTCTCACCATCAACCGCGCTGCCAAAATGCTCGGCCTGAACTCCTGCCATGCCCTGGCATACTGGTTCGACGCAGGATTGCTGCCTGGTTATAAACTTCCCGGCGGGAGCATGTGCCGTTTAATCCAGGTTGCCGATTTCATCCGCTGGGTCTGCACCCCGGCCAACTGGATCTATATAGATATCGACAAGATCACTGATGTGAAACTGAAACGCATGGCTTTCAAACGCCGCGAGCGCTGGAATGATGACTGGTGGAGTACTGTCCAGGTGGCGCAATACCACGGCGTTTCCACCCAGGATGTAAAACGTTACATCAAACTCGGCTACATCCAGGCCATCCAGCCTGAATACTCCATCGGCGGGCGGGAACTCAACCGGAACTGGAAACCCTGGCGCGTCCTGCGCTCTGAGGCCACACATCCAGGCCTGCACTTCTGGACCAGGGCTGAAATCCGCACCGGCCGGCGCATCTGGAGCGCAGCCGCCGACGCCTGGATCCTGAAAGCCCGCGATGAACTGGGACTGAAATTCACAACCATCGGCCGCACGATGAAACGCAGCGACGAACTGATCGGACTGCGATATTACGCGCTCAAAAAAATGAATAAGGAGCAGGAATATCCCGCCCCTACGGAGAGATATGGAAAATAATAAGACGGGTTTTGTGGATCGGGTGGCGGGATTCCTGACCGGCTGGCGCAGATTGACACAGGAGGCCGAGCGGACGCTGGTTGACAACCTGGCAGCCACGGCTCCCTGGCTGGCTCCGCTGGCTCCGGCATACCTGGCATACCAGGCGATGTTGGACGTGCTGCGATTCCCAGTCTGGGTGGCAGGGACGGTGGGCATGACAGTGGAAGTGCTGGGGATCAGCACGATCAACACGGCGTTGAACTTCTGGACCTGGAACCGGGAGAAGAATAAAACGGACAAGGCCGCCCCCACATGGGTGGCACTACTGGCGGCCGGATTTTACATCACCGTGGTGATCACTGTGAATGTGATGCTGGATGGTGGGACGGATCTGGAGAAGACAGCCAAAGGGTTGATCAGCTCGCTGTCGGTGGTGGCAGCTATTACGCTGGCGCTGCGGTCCCAGCACAGCCGGAGAGTGGTGGAAACGAAGCAAGCAAAGGCGGAAAGGCGGGAGGAACGCAGATTGCAGAAACTTGGCGGCGGCCGGGGAAAATTACCGAAATTTTCAGTGAAAGTTACCGAAGCGGTCGAAGATCATCCCGAGACCTTCGGAAAATGGGAGCGCTGGCCGGACGTGCCCGCAGATGAGCAGATGAAGATGGTACGCATGACGATGAACCAGGTGGTGGAGTTCTACGGTGTGGACGAACGGACGGCTTACAACTGGCTGAAGTATGCAAAACGTGATCACGGCCTGGCGGGCGAGGTGGCCCAGTTCCAGGAAGAGTTGAAGGAGGCGTGAGATGGGAGAAACTTATTTGTGTAAATCCACGGACAATATAAATATTTATGCGTTACAAGATCCGCGTTCAAAGCATACCTACGCGTTTGTTAGAAATAGAAATACCAACCGAGGCATTGGGATTGTCTGCTGGGAATATTCAAGAAAACAATATATGTTTAAACAAATTTGGCCTGCGAGTTGGACGGCTCGAGGTTTATCCGAAATAGCAGACTTTATTAGAAAATGTAATAATTGGGAACTGAGATATCCGAGGACGAATGAGTTTGCAAAAAGGAGAAAGTGATGGACAAGGAAATCACCAAGTCAGGATCTGAACTGATTGCAGAAGAACGCCAGCGCCAGATCGAAAAGGAAGGCTGGACACCAGAGCACGATGATGAATGGAAAAATGGAGAAATGGCGATGGCGGCGATGGCATACACTTACTCGCGCTTTATACCATCCAAAGATGTTCTGGTCCTATATTGGCCCTGGGATAAAAAGTTGTGGAAGCCCAAGGACGCAATTCGCGACCTGGTGCGTGCAGGGGCTTTGATTGCCGCCGAGATCGACCGGTTACAGAGAAGAGGTGGCGATGGAAACAAAGACTAAATTGAAGCACCCAACTTTCGGGATAGGCAGGGTAATTTCATTGTGGACTGATGATGAAGGGCGGCGGGTGGCGCGTTGCTACTTCGATAATCCGCCCGGGATGGCACAAGGCAGCCAGGGGATAAAGCCGGTGGCGGATGTGATCGTGGATGACACGAAAGAGCAAGGCAATGGATAAGATCATTGTGGTCCAGAACGACATGAGCCGCGAAGGGCAGCGGTGCCTGCATGTCATGTCGAACAGGCCGATGCGGAAAGGGGCGATTCATGAATCGCCCCTACCGGTAATCCCGAATTGGGCAGACATGAAGGAGTGGGAGGATGAGATCCATCTGCACCATCTGGCAGCCACGTGGCTGGCCAGGGAAGCGATGTATTACACTTTTCGGCGGGAGGGAAATGGAAAGAAGCACCCGGTGGTGGTGTGGGCGACCCCTATCCCCGCTTCGGCGACTCATGTCGCCGAAACAGCCGATGGCGGCTTGAGGCCGCCTCGGCCAGCCCCTTCCCTGACGGAAGAGCACCGTCCGGAGAAAGGGAGCATAGTGAGTTGGGACGAAATCAAGGTGGCGGCGGTGGATGCTGCAATAATCTTCTTTGGCACATTCGATTACTGGCCGAGAGTGGTCTGGGTACGGAATTGGCCGAAGGGATTGAAGGAAGAGGATGCATTCATCCCGATCGGGGAAGGGTATGGGATGGATCTAATCGCAGTGCGATGGGCGATGGATGGGTTCGTTATTGTTGGCGGTGGATTGCCGGCGACTCATGTCGCCGAACCAGCTGAGGGCGGCTTATGGCCGCCTCGGCTAGTCAACCAGAAAAGGAGTTGAACATGAACGACATATTTGTTGGCGTGAAGGAATGGCATTGCAAAAATGGGCATCTGCTTGGCCTAGTGAAACGGGTCAAGATCGAGTTACCAGATGGGATGGCGCTGCATGTCAGCCGACTGCTATTATTCCGACAGGCAGTGGACCGGGAGGCGGTCAATCTCGAAGAGATTGACGTGATCGCAGCCGTGGAGGGGACAGCGCTGGAGATCCGCTGCTCGGTATGCGGGGAGGTGCGCCCCTGGTACATCGGGGCGGATGCGATGGAGAGGCTGCTGGAGAAGATCGCCCCAGCACCGGCTTCGGCGACTCGTGTCGCCGAAACAGCCGATGGCGGCTTGACGCCGCCTCGGCTAGCCCCTTCCCAAATTAAAAATTTGTAGAGTGGGAAAAGGAAGGTTGAAATGAAGACGAAAGATGGTGAGTGGTGGGATTATTCCTGGAACATCTTGCCAGGTTGCACGAAGGTCAGCCCGGAATGCGACCACTGCTGGGCACGGGCGATGGCAAAGCGCCTGCAGGGGATGAAAAAGCCAGGGTATGAGGGTCTTGTGAATGGACGAGGTAACTGGACCGGAAGGGTGAACATTCTAGGGGACCGGCTTGGGAAGCCACTGCACCTGAAACGACCGCGAGTGATCGCCGTCAACCTGATGGGAGATCTGTTTCACCCGAATGTGCCGATGGATTTCGCCGACAAGGTATTTATGACCATGTTCCAAGCTGATTGGCATATTTACATGGTATTGACAAAACGGCCGGAAAGGATGGCTGAATTTTGCAAGAATGAATATGGAATAAAGAATATACCCAAAAATATCTGGCTTGGAACGACGGCCGGGACGCAGCGCAGCGCCAACGAGCGCTGGGCACCGATGATGCTGATCAACCAGATGGGTTGGAAAACCTGGGTGAACAGCGAGCCGCGGTTGGAGGCGATCAATTGGCACGGGTGGAACTTCTTGAAGCGGATGGTGACAGGCGGGGAGAGCGGGCCATATGCCAGGCCAATGAGACCGGCGTGGCCACGGGCGGACCGGGACTGGTGCCAGGATCATGGGGTGGCGTTCTGGTTCAAACAGTGGGGAGAATGGGGGCCAGAGGTGTCCGGTGTGGACCTTTGGAATTATGGTATGACGACGATGGGAGATGAAATCTTGTTCCGGTTTGGGCGGAGGCTGGCAGGGCGGATGCTGGATGGGCGAACATGGGAAGAGGTGAGATATGTCGACGCGTAGATTTTCAGCAACACAACAAACAACAATCAAGGATCTGCAGCGGATCATGACCAAGATCGCGGCCACATCGCTGCGGATCGAGCAGGATGTAATGGGCGGAAGCGTGAAGGTGATCTTCGACCGGGCAGGGAAGCGATATATCCGGGAATGCATGCGCTGGCCGGACAGTCTGGATAACCTAAGAGCCATCGGATTGCAGATCGATTATCTCTACCGTGCCCTGGAAGTCTACGGGGTTGATATGAGCGAGGTAAGTTTTGACCAGGAATTCGATAATGTTTTTGCCGGTTTCCTGGCAACACCGGACGACAATGCATTACTGCTGGGAGATGGTCTAGCACACTGGTGGGAAGTATTGGGGATCAAGCCGGATTCCAACCAGAATGATATTCGCAACGCATTCAGGTCGCTGGCACGGATCCATCATCCGGACGTGGGGGGGAACGAAGAGGATTTCAAGCGGCTAAGAGCAGCCTTTGATGAGGCAATGAAGGCGGTGAAGAAATGAAAGCCCTCACTCTCACCCAACCTTGGGCTACCCTGGTGGCAATCGGGGCAAAGAAGATAGAAACCCGCTCCTGGAATAGGAATTATCGCGGGCCGTTGGCGATTTATACTGGCAAGGACACCAAATTCATAAGCATGCGAGGAAAAGACTACATTTGTGATGAACATCCTTTTCGGGATGTTTTGATGAAGGCTGGAACATTCCCTTGGAAAAACAATTATCCCGGTGATTTCCCTCTCGGCTTCGTTATTGCAACTTGCGAGCTTATCTCCATCAAAAAGATTGATGAATATGACTGGCTTCCAGGAGCCGTATGGAAATTTGGTACTCGCTATTGGAATGGTTCTGAGCAGGAAAAAGCCTTTGGTGACTATACCCAAGGTCGCTATATGTGGTTCCTAGCAAATGTCAAAATTTTACCAGAGCCGATCGCAGCAAAAGGCGCCCTTCTCTTATGGGAATGGAACGAGATATGAAACGCATCCAACGAAAGCGGACAAAGAGTTGGAAAATGCCACCTAACACTATATATGTTGGCAGGCCAGGAAAATTCGGTAATCCGTTTTTGACTGCGGCTGAATATGATAAATGGTTATCTGGCAACAGCCCATTTGTTGGTAGATCTGGTGGAGAGAATTCTCCCCTATCTGTGAAACGGAGATGGATATTGAAGCATATTCAAGATTTACTTGGGCATGACCTAGCTTGCTGGTGCCCACTCGATCAATCTTGCCATGCTGATGTTCTGTTGAAACTGACAAACGAGGTAAAGAAATGTATGCCAGGTGCGATCCTATACCTGGTGATGGGTGGGAGGTCAATCCGTGGGTGTGGATGATTGAATTCCGGAGGGTTAATTAAGATGTTGAATAACCAAGAATTGACAATCAATGAAATTCAGGACGCATATAACAACCTGCCGGAGAATGATAGAACGGCGTTGGATGTCCTGGTCAATGATCTGATCGCAGTGATGAAAGCGAAAGGAAGGGAAAAGACACTGAGATTGTTCGGTGAGCATAGAATGATCCAGTTCGGGCCGATGCAGGCGCTGGAGTTGCTGGCGAAAGTAGGAGTATGGTTGATCTACCACCCGCCGATTGGCGAGGCTTGATTGGCAAAACGGTTATGATTTTTTTAGCGCCTCGATCTCCCTGCGCAGGACGCGTGTGCGCCGTTGTGGGTTGGGCTCGTTCGGGTCCGGGTAGCCGGCGATTTTTCGACGGCTGATCATCTGCGAGAGCGATGACACCGATTTGCCGCTGATCCCGGCCGCCTGGCTGAGCGTGATCAGCTCGTCTCCGCCTGCCCATAGGTGCGCCCGCAGGACCAAATTGCCCATCGGCGACGCCCACCAATCCCCGGGAATGTGATATGCGCCTGGCAGGCCCGGCCGGGCAAACATCCACTCACAGAGTTCCTGCACGGCGCCCAGGGTTTCGTCAGTGTTGGTCTCGTTGCGTTCCACCAGTCCCTCAGCGGCCGCGGCGATCTCGCGTAGATTTTGTCCGAGCAGTTGATCGTAGAGCTGCTCCGGTGTCACGTGCGGGAGCTCCGCCCCGACCACTGTCTGGCTGGCCTGCCAGTTGAGGGCCTGCCACCACTCGGCCAAAAATTCCTCGATGATTTTTTTATTGCTTGCGCTGATTTCCATATTGCCTCCATTTTTTCGCTCATCAGGCCGGGCCAGTTTCCCGGCGACGTGGACGGCGGGAGGCCGTCCACGTTTCGCGTCTGTTATTTAACCAGGTCCTTGCCGTCGTAGGCTGGATCGGTTATTACGATTGCCTCGCGCGGCTCAGGTTCCTCTTCATCGTATTCATCGAGTTCCACTTTGTGATCTCTGGCCTCTGCGGTCAGCCAGACGATATCCACGGAGACACCAGGATGCGCCGCCAGGAGAGCTGACTGTTCGTCCAGCGCCTCGAGGTTGGGGCATGAGCGTGAGCGCCATTCGGCGGTGTTCTCGAAATCGAGCACATAGCCTGGATATTCCAGCGCCGACCGCTCGATCAGGTATTTGCGGGTGCAGTCGTACCCGGCAGCCACGGCGCGGCGCAGATGCTCGGAGCCATGCTCGTCGATCCATGCTTGGCGTGCGGCCGCAGCCTGCTCGGCCGCGCTGCGTTTGCGCGCCTCATATGCCTGGTGCTCAGTCTCTATCTCTGCCCTGCGGATGGCCGCCATCGCGTCGTACTCGGCGTGCACTGCATCGTACTCAGAGCGATCGACTTGCAGCCGGACGCCGTTTCTGGCCAGATCGTTGTTGCGCCAGAGCGTGATGTCGTAATCTGCACCGATCACGCGCCGGGTCAGACAATCGCGCAATGCCTGGATTTTTTTCGCCAAATCCGCCTCGCAGACCTGGCGGCGGTTGATATCATACTCGATCTGCGCAGCCTGTTTCTCGGCCTGCATCCGCTGGCCGTGGGCAATGACAGCCTCCAGATCCGGGATCGCATCGAGCTCGACCGACTCCAGGTAGAGTTTGGGATCGTCGAACATCACGTAACGATCCCATTTCCCGATCTCGAGCCTGAGATCGGCGCCGCATACAGTGATAACGGCCTGCCGCTGTTCGGGCGTGGCCGCGGCCATGTCCAGTTCGAGAGCCTGTTTGCTCTCCGGGAGCTGGCCGGTGGTCACGAACTGGCGCTGGCGAGAGGGCTCGCTCAGCAAAAACGTGACGTGCAGTTTGGTATCCATACTGTCTCCTCGCGGCACTCGCCGCATTGTGTATTGCCGTCTGCCTGCGCCCACTCGGGCGCTGATCCTGCGCCACCAGCAATAACGGCATTTGCAGGGTTGGCCGGATTTGTCGGCTCCGGCCGGGCCACGTCGATCGATCAGTATCCCAGCATGTTGATCTGGATGAGCTCCAGGAGGGTGGGGATGGTTGGGGTGGTTGGGGTGGTAGGGGTAGTAGAGGTAGTAGGGGTGTTGCTGTTCTGGTTCATTTTGTTCTCCTCGGGCCACTCGGCCCATTTTGTTTTCCGGGACACTCGCCCCGGTTGATAGGGTGATCTGACTATCTATATTGTACATCAATTTTATATAATTGTCAAGTGTTTTTAGGCAATTTTATAAAATTGATACAATGATACATTAAGCCTTTTTTGTTGTGAGAGCCTCCCAGGAGCAGTTGCCGGTGTTTTTTGGTGATTCGCGATCCCCGGGTTTTGCCTCCAAAATGCTAAAAAACCGCTTTTCAGCCCGAAAACCCCGATTTTGGCGATATTTGATGCCCCCACAGGTGGGGGATGAAACTGCCATTTCCACCCTGATCAGCGCCGAAATACCCCCATAGGTGGACATCGGACAGCCTCCTCCCTCAAACTGCCCCCATGTTGCCCCAGGATCTCTGCAAAAAAGGGGGGATATATAAGTACCGGCAATTGCATAAAGTTGTATTTATTTTGACCACCATATACAGGCAAAACATGGATAAATCGCCATGTCCCCCTATATATGCTGGAAGAAAAACCTGAAAAAGCCTGTTTTTTGTTAACCAATTTTATACAATTGGCGGCCTGAGACCATTTGGGAGCCGATCAGGAGATTGTTTCGACCAACTATGAGGGATTAGAGAATTAATCTAAGGACTTGACAAAGAAATGAAATAGTTGTAATATAATCATACAACTGAATATCTTTTAGCAGCCTCGATGAAGTTGATTGGGGCAAGCCCCAAGTAAAGGTTCTGAGCAAACCCGTCGTGCAATGCACGGCGGGTTTTTTGTTTCCGGAGGAGGAAACATGATCAATAAATTTTCTGAAACATTGAAAAGCCCTCGTTTCTGGGCAGCCATCCTGGCAATTACTTTCATCCTGCTCAAGGTTTATGCCCCAATTTTGAAAATCAACGAGGTCGATCTGACCAGCGCGGTGATTGCCCTGGTGGCGTTCATCGCCGCGGCCAGCGTGTCATCGGCACCATCCTATCTCGACATATTGAAATCCCTCCGATTTTGGAGCCTGATCGTCAGCCTGATGTTTGTATTCATCCGGACATTTTGGGCGGCCTGCCCGCTCAGCGAGGCGGATGTGCAGATGCTGGTGGTGGCGCTGGGTGCCGGATCCATCGGCGTGAGCTACCGCCCGATCGGCGAGACATTATAAAATGTCGGGCGTCAGCAACAATCAGGTGCTAAAGGAGATCCAGGCATTACGCCAGGATCTCACGGCACTGTCAAATCTGCTGATCGGATGCGCAGAAGAACCTGAAAAACCCGGGCTGGTGGAACGGATACGCATCCTGGAAGGGAACCAGCGCATGGTCAAATGGCTGGCAGGAGTTGCCATCGTGATCGTGATCGGCGACGTGGTGACCAAGGCAATCAGTTTGTATCGAGGCATGCCGTAATAGTATACAGGCGAACGGCTGGAGTTCCTGATGTCATTAGATAAACCTGTATTTCAATTGATCCTGCCCCTGGGAGGCGTGGACGAAGCCATCCAGGACGATTTGCATTTAAGCGCCGAACAAGTGCGGGAGCGATCGGAAGCGGCTTTAACGGCATTATCTGCGGCGCGGGTGTTGGATCCAGAAACAGGTAAGGAAAAAGCCCCACGCTGGATGGAGTTATTCGAGCGCCTGCACGACGGCGGATGGCCATGGCGGGTGGCCGTATATATCGCATGGGCAGCCCAACCGAAAGCAACCCGTTTCCCGGAGACACAGGAACTGCTGGCAACCACATGCCTTGGCCTGAACAGCGACCGGGCAATCAGCACCTGGCGGAAGAAGAACCAGTCCATTGACAACACGGTGGGTATCCTACAGGGAGCGATGATCTTCGAGGCGCTGCCGGATGCGTATGAAGCGATGATCACCGTGGCCACGGATCCGGACTACAAAGGGCACCAGGACCGGAAATTGATGTTCGAGATGGCAGGTGTATATACGCCGAGGATTTCTGCCGAGCTGCGAAAGCGTGGATTGACGGTGGATGACCTGGCCGAACTGAGTGATGATGAATTGAGTGCAATCGCTGCCGCGGCAGAATTGAGAGGGCAGGAGGGTGAGAAATGATGCCAGCTCCTATCGGGACCGTACGGACACAGATCTCGCCGGTGGCGGCGCGGGGAGAGCGGGTGCGCAGGGAGCAGGCACGCCGCAGTTTCCTGCGATTCTGCCAGTACGTGGATCCTCATTTCGAGACACCGGCGCACGTGCGGCTGGTGGCCGAGAAGTTACAACTGGTGGCGCGGTTCATCGAGAGCGGCGGGAGGGAAGGCATCAGCCGTCTGATGATCGAGATGCCACCCCGTCATGGGAAATCCGAGCTTGCCAGCCGGAAGTTCCCGGCCTGGTTGATGGGACGCAGGCCGGATGTGCGGGTGATCCTGGCATCGTATGGGGCGGACCTGGCCAGCAAGCACAGCCGGGCAGTGCGTGACGAGATCAATTCGACGCGTTACCAGGCGCTGTTCGGCGGGCTTTCGTCAACAGGGGAACCGGTGGAATTGAGCAGCGACAGCCGGTCGGTGGCGGCATGGGACCTGGCCAACCCACACCGGGGCGGGATGGTGGCGGCGGGCGTGGGAGGCGGTATCACCGGCCTGGGCGCGGATCTGCTGATCCTGGATGATCTGTTCAAGAACCGGGAGGAAGGTGAGAGCGAGGCCCGCCGGGAATTCGTGGACGACTGGTACAGGAGCTCGGCATATACCCGCCTGGAGCCGTTTGCAGCAATCATCCTATTCTTCACCAGGTGGCACCAAGACGACCAGGCCGGGCGATTGATCGCACGAATGGCAGCCGACCCCACTACGGACCAGTGGGAGATCATCTTCCTACCGGCGCTGGCGCTGGGAGACTATCCAACCAGCGTGGAAGCGCAGCGGGAGAAGATGAGGGAGGGGATATTTCTCCCGTTAGCTGATCCCCTTGGGCGGCAGCCGGGCGAGGCGCTCTGGCCGTTGCGCTTTGGCCGGGAATGGCTGGAAGCCAAGAAGGCCAACATCGACCTGTACGAGTTCGAGGCGCTATACCAGCAGATGCCATATTCACGACAGGGAGGATTCTTCAAGCGGGAATGGTTCACGGGAGTGGACAGCGGGCCGGGGAAAGACGCAGTGATGCGGATCCGTTACTGGGACAAGGCGAGCACGCCGGGCGGCGGCGATTGGACAGCCGGAGTGCTGATCAGTAAAGATAAAGATGGCATTTATACCATCGAGCACGTGGCGCGCGGCCAATGGAGCCCGGGAGACCGGGACCGGAAGATGGCAGAGATCGGTAAGGAGGATTACGAGCAGTTCGGCGCGTTTGCGATCTGGCACCAACAGGACCCGGGCAGCGCCGGAAAAGACAGCGCCCAATCCACCAGCGCGGTAATGGCCGAAGCCGGTTTGAAGGCACGGTTCGAGCCGGTGACCGGTGACAAGGAAGTGCGAGCAGGGCCACTTTCGAGCGCAGCGCAGGCCGGGAAGGTGAAGATCATAAAGGCCTCCTGGAATGGAGCATTCCTGGACGAACTAACCTCCTTCCCGAAAGGACGATTCGATGACCAGGTGGATGCAGGGGCGAGCGCATTCAATAAAGTGCGTGAATTGCGGAAGAAAAAAGAAGTGACGAGCTATCAGGGATGATATGACGACTGATTTGGAAAGATCTTACACGGCCTTACAAGCCAAGCAGGAAGGATATAACAAACTAATCGCATATTACGACGGCGAACAGCCATTGACCTATACCGCCACCAGGTTGAAGGATATTTTCAAGGACCTGGATGCATATTTCGCCGAGAACTGGTGCTCGGTGGTGATCGACAGCACGCGTGACCGGATCAACCTGCGGGAGGTACAGATCAGGAACACCGCGGCAGCGAAGATCTGGAAAGAGATATGGGAGCGGACGGAACTGAACCTGGAGAGCGATGAGGTGCACGAAGCTGCGCTGGTAACGGGTGAAGCCTACATCATCGTCTGGAAGGACGACGAGGGCCAGGTGGATGCCTATGCCAACGACCCGAGACTTTGCCATATATTCTATGATGCCCAGTTCCCGCGCAAAAAGAAATTCGCGGCGAAATGGTTCGTGAATGACAACAAGAAGATCCGGTTGACCCTGTACTACAAGGATCACCTGGAATATTACATCAGTAAAGCCAATTCGGAAAACGTATCGGACGCTAATTCATTCGTCGCAATGAAAACCGACAGGGCAAATAACCCATTCGGGGAGATCCCGGTCTTTCATTTCCGCCTGGCGCAGAGGAAGACGAAGAGCGACCTTAAGAGCGTGATCGCTCCGCAGAATGGTATCAACAAGTTATTGACCGACATGATGGTGACGGCGGAATACCTGGCGTTCCCGCAGAGATACATCATCAGCAATGCGGAAACCAAGGGCAAGGTGAGGAACGCCCCGAACGAGATCCTGGACCTGCCAGCCGGGGATGGGATCGGGCAGCAAACGCAGGCGGGACAATTCCCGGCTGCGGACCTGAAGAATTACCTGGATGCGATCGACAACCTGGCAACGACAATCAGCTCCATTACAAGGACACCCAAGCATTATTTCTTTTCAATCGGTTCCAACCTGAGCGGCGAAGCGTTGATCGCCATGGAGGCGCCCCTGAATAAAAAAGCGCAGGACAGGATCGACCGGTTCATCCCGGTGTGGAAACAAGTGGCCATATTCATGTTGAAGGTGGCCGGGCAGGAAGTGAAGGCGGAGGAAGTTGAACCTGTCTTCGATAGACCGGAAACAATCCAGCCGCGCACGCAGGCAGAGACAAGGCAGATGAACGTCAATGCCGGGATACCGCTCAAAACCGTGCTGCGGGATGAAGGAAAAAGTATGGCTTATATAGAGCAACTGGAGAAGGATATCGAGGAGGAAGGAAAACGCAAGAGTGACCTAGGAAAAGCCTATCTGGATGCAGCCAGAGTGAAATTCGACCAAGGGAGTGGAACTTCGGCGACTCGTGTCGCCGAAGCAGCCGATGGCGGCTTGAAGCCGCCTCTACCAGAGGTGAATAATGCTGCCTAATTATCCTGAACCGCTGGTGGTGCAGGTGCTGCGCGAGCACAAGATTCAGATCCTGGCACAGGAAGAAAACAGCATGCGCGAGATGGCCGAGCGCTGGATGCGGATGGAAGCGGCCTTAGAGTCCGATATGATCGCGGCGGCCACAGAGATCGACCTATTACGCCAGGCCGGGAAGGTTGTGGACGTGGCTTTGCTGCACCGGTATGACCGGTATGCAAGGCTGGTCTACCAGTCACATGCCGAGTTGAGAACATTCATCCAATTCGCAAGCGGATCCATCGGACAGTCACAGGAACGCCTGGCAGGATTGGGGATCGATCATGCAGCGGAGGCGATCAGGTCGGTTTACAGCCAGGCGGGAGTGATCGGCGCCCGATTCGACATCCTGCCACGGGATGCCTTGCAGACTCTTATTGGATATGCCGCTGATGGGACCCCACTCGACCAATATCTGCGGCGCATCTATGGGGATGCCACAGATGGGCTGACCCAGGCCCTGATCGATGGACTGGCCAAGGGACTGAACCCAGTGGAAGTAGCCAGGCAGATGCGGGATGGTTTCGGGATGGGATTGAACCATGCACTGAACACGGCCAGGACTGAAAGCCTGCGGGCCTACAGGGCGGCCAGCCTGGAGCAATACCGTTCGAGCGGCGTGGTGAGCGGTTGGAAACGGCTGGCGGCACACGATGAAAGGACCTGCGCAGGCTGCCTGTTTAGCGAAGGTGAGTTCTATCCAAACGAGGACGCATTCCAGGAACACAACCAGGGGCGCTGTACGATGGTGCCGGTGGTCGAGGGCGTGGATGAGCCAACCTGGGTGAGCGGGCAGGATTGGTTCCTGCAGCAGCCAGAGGAGGCGCAAGTGAGCATTCTAGGCCAGGCACGCTTCGAGGCATGGAAAGGAGGCTCGAGCCTGGACAAGATGGTGACACGAGTTTACGACCCGGTGTGGGGAGCAAGTTTCATCCCGACGCCGGTGGGAGCGTTACCGTAACTATGCTTCGACGATTCATATCGTCGAAGTGGTCGAGCGCAGCGTGACGCTGCGTCGGCTCGGCTGAAGGCGGCTTGAAGCCGCCTCAGCACAAAGGAGAACGAGATGTTCGAAAACAAATGGTTGAACCCGAATGATGGTGGATCCGGCGGTGCCGGTGGCGGCCAAGGAACCGATCAAGGAACCGGTGGACAGGCACAAGTCACCCTAGGCGGGGGAACCCCGCCCCTACAATTTGAGGCCTGGATCAAGGACCAGAAACCGGACGTCGTGGGCATGCTAGATGTGCAGGTTAAAGGACTGAAAACTGCGCTGGATTCCGAGCGGGAGATCCGTAAGGACACGGAAAAGCAACTGCGCGACCTGGCCAAGAAGGCCGAAAAAGGCAGCGAAGCGGAGAAGAAGTTGACCGAGATGGCCGACCAATTCTCAGTTGCCGATCGCCGGGCCGACTTTTACGAGGAAGCCCACAAGGCAGGCGTGGCGAACCTGAAACTGGCTTTCCTGGTTGCTACCGAGGAGAAACTCTTCGACAGCAAGAACCGGGTGAATTTCGAAGCCATGAAGAAGGATTACCCGGAACTTTTCGGCGGAACGAAAATGCCGGAAGGGGATGCGGGAAGCGGAACCGAAGGCAAGCCGGAAGGCTCGCAAAGCATGGACACCCTGATCCGTAAAAAGGCCGGGCGTTCAACATAAACTAAAAAAACCTAGAGATTCGACGCCTCATGGCGTCGAACCAACCAGAGGCGGCCTGAAGCCGCCCTGGCCAGAAAAAGGAGTTTGACATGGCTTACAACAATATAATCTCACGGACTGACGCATCGCCGTTGATCCCGCAGGAAGTCTCGAACGAGATCATCAAGAGCGTCGCCGAAACCGGGACTTTGCTGCGGCTGGCGCGGCGCCTGCCGAACATGAGCGCGGCCCAGAAGCGCATGCCGGTGATGAGCGCCCTGGCGACCGCCTACTTCGTAAGCGGCGACACCAAACTGAAGATGACCACCGAGGTCAACTGGGAAAACAAGTACATCGATGCCGAGGAACTGGCGGTGATCGTGCCGATCCCGGAAGCGGTCCTGGACGACTCGCAATATCCCATCTGGGACGAGGTGCGCCCGGAACTGATCGCTGCCATCAACGTGGCCATCACCCAAGCGGTGCTATATGGCACCAACATCCCGGCGAGCTGGACGACCAACCTGGGAGCGGCCGGTCTCGTGGCAGGAGCACTGGCTGCCAGCCAGCAGATCTCGGCTGCCGCCTATACCGACCTGTACGAAGCCATCCTGGGTGAAATCGAGGGAGGCGCTTCGGGCCTGCTCGGTTTGCTCGAGGCGGACGGCTTCCTGGCCAGCGCACACCTGGCGCACACGACCATGCGGCGCAAGTTGCGCAACGTGAGGGATGCAGACGGCAAACCGATCTTCCTGCCGTCGATGCAGGTGCGCGGCCAATACGACCTGGACGGGGCTCCGTGCGAGTTCCCGATGGATGGGTCGCTAAGCTCGACGTACTGGCTGATCTCTGGCCAGTGGAACCAACTGGTCTACAGCATCCGCCAGGACATCACCTGGAAGATCCTGGACCAGGCCGTGATCCAGGACGGCAGCGGCGCCATCATCTACAACCTGGCGCAACAGGACATGGTGGCCTTGCGGGCTGTGATCCGCCTAGGCTTTGCCCTGCCGAACCCGATCAACCGGATGAACCAGATTGCGGCCACCCGGTACCCGTTCGCGGTGTTGACAGCGTAAGGAGGATGAGATGGGTCTCTATCCGAAATCTGCAGAACTGTATAAAGCCGTCGTGGGTATCCCACGCGGCCCGCACAGCCATTTGTTCATCGTGGACCCCCAAACGGGTCACGGCGATGACAACAACAATGGCCAGACGTTCGAACGTCCTCTGGCGACCCTTGCGGCTGCCGAGGACCTGTGCGCCGATAACCACAACGATGCGGTGCTGCTCGTGGGCGGGCCGACCGCCTTCAATCTGGCCGCCGCCCTAGTATGGGACAAGAGTTACACCCACCTGATCGGCCTGACAGGCGACCTGCCGGGCGTCGGTCAACGTGGCCGCATCACCAGCGCCACGGATGCCGCCATTTTGGTGATGCTCACATTGTCAGGAAATGGCTGCATCTTCAAGAATCTGAACATCCAGAATGAATGCGTGGCGGATGTCGATTCGGGCGCTTTGCTTTTGGCGGGGATGCGCAACTACTTCAAGAACTGCTTTATCTCCGGGATGATTCACTTGACCCCGGCAGCACGCGCGGCAGCGTATTCCTGCACGGTGACGGGTCCGGAGAACTTCTTCGATGACTGCGCCATTGGCCTCTCGACTATCTTGCGCGCACAATCCAATGCGGAACTGATCCTTTCCGGATCCAATTGCAAACGCAATCACTTCCGCAAGGTCCAGTTCCTGTCACAGTCCGTCACTGCAGGCAAAGTGCTGGTGCGGATCGCAGCCGCCACCGAGATCTGGCAATTGACGTTCGAGGACTGCACCTGGTGGAACCTGAACATGACCTCCGGTGGTGCGGCAGGATCTGCCATCAATCACGCGCTGGAAGACGGCGCAACCATGAAACACATGATCTTCCTGAAGGGGCTCAACACGGCCCTGGGCTGCACCCAGTTCACCGACGTGGCCGCCTCGGTCTGGACGCATGGAGCCGCCGTTGGCGGAGTCGTGGCGCCGATCGCACTGAACGACCTGACCACCTAACCCCACCCCCAACCCCTCCCCAAATGGAATAACGCCATTTGGAGAGGGGAGAAGGACAAGGAGAAAGTAAATATGAAAATCTCGTTTCTTGAAGATTATGGAGAATTCAAGGCCGGTCAGGAGGTGGATCTACCTGCCAATGAAGCGCAACGAATCATCAATACCGGTTATGCGTTTTCGGTGATGGGGCAGGTGGAGAAGAAAGGGCGGGGAAACCCCGCCCCTACCAGAAAACCGGTTGCGAAGAAAGGGCAGGGAAACCCCGCCCCTACCAATTGATCGAAAGGGCGGATCAAGAGATCCGTCCCCACTCATAAACATTTCCAAGCAGGGGAGGGGTTGATCCCCTCCCCATAAGGAGAAAAAATTATGACAGCAGAAATCAACTCAAAAGTCGGCCACGGAGCACTCGTGATCGACATCGCAGGCAGCGCGGACTCCCACAACCTGGGAAACATCCTCAACCCTGAGGGCGTGGCCTGCGTGATCCTGGAAGCCGAACTGTACATCGTGCATGCGGGACTGGCGACCAGCGACCTGCACATCGGCGTGGGGGCGGCCTCGGCGGGTGTGACCCAGAACGACATGGGCGACAACTTCCCGGTGGATGGAACCGCCGGTCTCGTCTATGCGCTGATCCATCCGACGGCGGTCAATACCTCGATCACCGTTCCGGCCATCTGGCATGCGGATGATTACATCACTTTCTTCACCGATACCGCGTATTCGACCGGCTTTGTCGGCAAGTTGTTCGTCCGATACATCCGGTTGACCGATTGATAAAGCAGGCTGCTTAGGGCAGGGGTCGGAATTGCGGACACAAGTCTGTTAACTTGCGCCCTGCCCGCCTTATAGTGAGGCAAAATGGCTCCAACGGCTGCACAGATCGCAGAACTCAGGCGAATGATCAACGAACCAACCGCGGCAACCTATACGGATGACATGCTGACAGGTTTCATCGAACGTTATCCGATGGTGGACGAATTGGGTGTATCACCCTATTACTGGACCCCAACCACAACGGTGCCAACACAGACGGCGAATATTGACTGGATCCCGACCTATGATCTCAACTCGGCTGCAGCGGACGTCTGGGATGAGAAAGCCGCGGCGTTGTCGGTCAAGTATGACTTCTCGGCGGACGGAGGAAATTATTCGGTCTCGAAGGCGTTCGAGCAAGCGGATCGGATGGCCAGACGTTACAGATCGCGCCGATCCATGAAAACGGTCAAATTGAGCTCGGTGGCCGAAGAACTGACCAGCGAGAAGCCTGGATATATCGGCAACCTGCCGGAGGATGAGGATCTATAAGTACGGGCGCACGCCATGCGCCCCTACCAGAATGATCGAAAAGGCGGGGAAACCCCGCCCCTACCAGAGGATAAAGAATGACAATAACCAAGACCGTAAACGGTGAAGAGTTTCCAGCCAGCGCATTCCTGGTAATTGAGGACCCAAAATCCCCCAGCACCTGGCATTTGCAGGTGCGAGGCTCCGATGGAAGACCAGACCATCGTTTGATGGGCGCGGCCTGGGCTGCCCTGCACGGCGGCTATCGAGGCAACAAATATGAGGGGCCAAGCAAAGGCGATGCTCTTGCAAAACTTTTATTGTTGTATGCCTCCGAGGAAATGCCCACTCCCTACGAGCAGGCCAACAGCAACATTCGAAAGGCAAGCGGTAGATGATGAGCCTGGCTTTTTCTACAGATGAACTGGAAACCATGAGGGCCATCCAACAGGAGCATATGCTGGATACCGGCAACGTGATGCCCTACTCCGCGGCCGAGGATACCTTCGGCCAGTCGGTCGAAACCTGGCCAACGGACAGCGCATCCATCGCCTGCGGACTGGACATGCGGCCGGGATCCGAGAGGCACGATGCCGACAAGGTGGTGCTGCAATATGATGCGACTGCCCGGGTGCCGATCGGCACCGCCATCGACGTGCGGGACCGGTTCAAAATAACGAAGCGATTCGGTGAGACATTATCAACGGCATTGATCTTCGAGGTCGCTGCACCCCCACAGCGAGGACCGTCAGGACTACGGTTGTTGCTGAGAAGGATCGAGACATGATGCCAACCATGATGAGATTGCTTCGGCGGGTTTCGATACGGCGGAAAAACACCGCCTACTCAACCACCGCCTCGAAACGACAGGTAAAAATATGAGCGACAGCAAGGTGATCATCCTCAAGAATAACATCAGCGCCATACGGGGAGCCATCTCCGGAGAGGGCCTGAAGAAAGCGGTCCTGGCCGGTGGTCACGTCATCGAAGGAAATGCGAAGATCAATGTACGAGAGACTTTCTCATCGAAAATGGTTGGAGCACTGGCGAACAGCATCCAGGTGGTACTCAGCAAGGCTACGGAAACCTCAGCTGAGGCGGATATCGGGCCGACGGTGATCTATGGCCGCATCCAGGAACTGGGCGGGATCGTAAAACCGGTCACCGCGAAGATGCTATCCTGGATCGACAATGGAATTCGCGTCTTTGCCCACCTGGTGCAGATCCCGGCCCGCCCCTACATGCGACCGGCGGTGGACGAACATATAGAGCAAATCGGGGAGGCAGTTTCGTATCAAATCCGGAAGGACATCGAAAAGGCAGCCAAATGACCGTTCTGGATGAGGGATTGATCGCCTATTTGAAGAATTCTTTGAGTACGCTGGTCTCAAACCGCGTATATGGAATGATGATCCCCCAAAAGGCGACACTACCCTGCGTCACCGTCCAGAGGGTATCCACTCCCAGAAGCGTCACCATGGACTCGGCCGGAGCTTCGGGCGACCTGATCAGCCCCCGGTTCCAGATCGATGCCTGGGCGACCACACAGAAGAGCTCCAAGGCGATTGCGGATGCCATCCGGGCCGGGCTGCACGGGCACACGGGCACCACCGGTACGGGTGTCACCATCCGGGCAGCATTGGCAGACGAAGAAGTGCCATCATACGAAGCGGAGGTCGAGTTATACCGGACCCGCAGCGAGTATATTGTCTGGCAGCAGGAATAGCCCCACCCCCAACCCCTCCCCAAATCGAAGGACACGATTTGGAGAGGGGAGAGTAATTACGAAAGGAAGGAAAATATGAGCGACAAGTATGCAGGTTTTGGAACGACCCTGGAGGCAGGCGTGCAGCAGGTGGAGACTGCCACGGTTGTCGGCACCATCGTAAACACCGGGAACGCGCATGTAATTGTCACAGCCACCGGGATGTCAGGATCCCCACTAACCACCCACGTGGCAGTGGTGGCGGCGGATACGGCAGATACAGTAGCAACCAAGATGAGAACGGCGCTCCGATTAGTAGGAGTGATCACTGCCTTATTCGCCGTGGGCGGCTCCGGACCATACATTACTCTCACCGCCCTGCTGGCTGATGATAACGATACTGACCTGAACATCGCCACGGAGAATGATACGTGTTCGGGACTGACCACAGAAGCAACCAGTGTGCAAACGATCCCAGGTGTGGCTCCGGTGGACATTGCGGCGGTCAAGAACATCAGCGGGCCGGGACTTTCAGTGGATACGGAGGACGTGACCACCCACGACAGCCCGGCCGCCTTCGAGGAGGTGGTAACCACCATCATCCGGAGCGGGACGGTCTCGCTGGACATCGAATATGACCCGGCAGAAGCCACCCATTCGGCCAGCGCCGGGGGTGTGATCTACCGCCTGGAAAACCTGCAGTACACCTGGTTCAGGGTGACCTTCCCAAGCAGCGAGACCTGGAGCTTCTCCGGGTACGTGACCGGATTCAACCCGTCGGGACCTGCCGCGGGCGCTTTGACCGCCACAGTGACGATCAAGATCACCGGGCAGCCGACTTTGGAATAGAGGGCGGGGGAACCCCGCCCCTACAATAGATGGCGGGTATAAATTCCGCCCCGACAAAAGGAGTTAGAAAATGGCTAAATATTCGGCTTTTGGTACGGCCTTGAAAAAGGGCGGCGTGACGGTCGCCCAGGTGAAGAACATCAGCGGCCCGGGATTATCCCTGGATACCGAGGATGTGACCACACACGACAGCGCTGGCGGCTGGGAAGAGGTGGTAGCCACGATATTGCGGAGCGGCACTATCACCCTGGATATCGAATACGATCCGGCCACGGCGACGCATAAATACGCAGCAGGCGGATTGCTGTATGACCTGGCCGCCAGGACTGCGAACACCTATACACTGGTGTTTTCTAGCGTGCCCGCGGTCACCTGGACGTTCAGCGCCTTCGTGACAGGTTTCAATCCCTCGGCGCCGGCCGCGGGAGCCTTGACGGCTTCCGTGACCCTGAAACTTACCGGCCAGCCGACACTGGTGTGACCCCCATCCCCGGCCCTTCCCCCCAAGGGGGGAAGGGAGAAGGAGTATATATATGTCAAAGATGCTGAAGAAAGAAACGATCCTCGGGATCAAGGATATTGCCGTCGAGAAGGTGGAAGTCCCTGAGTGGGGCGGACACGTCTACGCCAAGGGACTGACCGGGGCAGAGCGGGATAAGTTCGAAGCCTCGCTGGTGACCACGCGCGGCAAGGAACGAAACGTCAATATGGCCAACATCCGGGCAAAACTCGCCAGCCTGACGGTCTGTGACGATACAGGCGCGCGCATGTTCAGCGAGGAGGACGTACAGGCCCTGGGGCAGAAGAGCGCCAGCGCCCTGCAGCGGATCTTCGAGGTGAGCCAGCGCCTATCCCGGATCGGGGATGAGGACATCCAGGAACTGGCCGAGGGCCTGAAGAAGGACCCTTTAGGCGGTTTACCTATCGACTTGCCCTTGCCCTAGGCCTACCGCGACAGGAAATGCTGCAGCGGATGAGCAGTTCCGAGTTGTCGGAATGGGCTGCATATTATTCCCTGGAACCGTTTGGGGGCGGAGTTCAATTTCTCGGGCATGCGATCACTGCTTCCACGCTGGCCAACATCCACCGGCCAAAAGGACACGGGGCATATAAGATCGAAGAGTTCATGCCCAAGTTCGAGAAACAGGAGCAGTCCGTTGATGAAATGCTGCAAGTGGCCCAGATGCTGACGATCGGCCTGGGAGGCAAGGACCTGAGGAGCGAAGATGCCCAACACCCTGATGAGTCTCCTGGTGAAACTAGGAGTTGATAGCACTGCCTTGAGCCAGGGCCTTGCCCTGGCCGAATCTTCATCCATGAAATCCATGGCGACCATTGGCCAAGGCATGATGAAGGCCGGGGCGGCCATGACCGTGGGTCTGACCCTGCCCCTGGTGGCTGCCGGACTAAAAATGGTTAATTTGGCCAGCAATATGGTCGAGAGCGTCAGCAAAGTCAATGTCGTCTTCGGGGAAAGCTCATTGATCATCAAGGACTGGTCAAAAACTGCAGCCAGCAGTCTGGGCATGAGCCAGCAGCAGGCCCTGGAGGCGGCAGGAACCTATGGCAACCTATTCCAGGCCATGGGTTTGACCAGAAATATGTCTGTAGATATGAGCAAGTCGGTGGTGCAACTGGCAGCCGACCTGGCCAGTTTCAACAATGCCAGCCCGGAGGAGACACTGCTGGCATTGCGTTCTGGCTTATCTGGAGAGATGGAGCCCTTGAAGAAGTATGGGGTGGCAATGAATGATGCCACCCTGAGCCAAATGGCCATGACGATGGGACTGGGAGATAATATGCTTGTCCTGTCCGAGGCTCAGAAGATGCAGGTGCGATATGCGGTCATCATGGATCAGACCAGCATGGCCCAGGGCGATTTCGCCAGGACCGCAGATGGGATGGCCAATTCAACCCGCATTTTGAAGGCTGAATTATCCGATGCCTCCGCCATGCTAGGAGAGCAGCTCCTGCCTATTGGGCTGAAGGTGGTGACCTGGGCCAAAGACCTTTTGACCAGGTTCGAGGCGCTGACCCCGGCCCAGCAAAAGACCATCGTGGTAATTGGCGGGATCGTGGCGGCTCTCGGTCCGATGTTGATTATAGCGGGCAAAGCAGTTACAGTTTTTGGCGGCATTGCCGCAGCGCTCACGACACTAGAGATGGCCGCTGGAATAGCGGGTGCGGCGTTCGTAACGTTGGCGCTTTCGCTTCTCCCGATTATTGGATTATTTGCTGCGGCCGCTGCAGTTATTGCCATTCTTGCTACGCAGGAGGATACGAACGATAGAACATTGCGAAATCACGTGAATACCATGGACAGAGTTTCAGATTCTTATAATGCAACTGCTTCAGCTACAATCCACATGGCAGGGGCATTTGACGCAGGAATGCGCTCGACCAAGGGGATGGAAGAGGCGCATGCAAGCCTTCTCCCACATTTAAAGTTAACCGAAGTGGAGTTGCAGGCTCTGGCTGACAAGGCCGAAGCACTGCGAAAACAGATAATAGACGAGACCGCTTGGGAGGTGATGTACACCGGCGCGAAAAGCGCGGCTGAACAAACACAGGGAAGTTTTGACCTGTTAGGCAGCCTGGTACAGGGATTAAGCGCGGATGGGGCAGAAGTTTGGAAAGGATTCCTGGAGGCATCGGGGGCGATATCCGTACCTGCATTGACAGAATTTGCAAAAATACAAGATACATTTATTACTTTGCAGGACAAAATAAAAACATTAGGTGTCACGCTTGCTATTGAGTGGTTGGTACATCAATCGGGAGTGGGGATACCCGGTCAGGCAGAAAAGGGTTGGGCGGAACAGGGAGCGTATCTCAATAAAGTTTATGGATCTTTAGATTCTACTAGTGGCGTTTATACCATACCCGGTAGCGGGGTGTGGGAATCAACCGACACTGGCGGACGAATGGTATACAAGAATAGCCGGGACGAATGGACAACCATTGCGCCTGGTTACGCCCTTGGCGGCTCCTTCATGGTCCCACCCGGTTTTCTGGATGATTCATTTCCGATGATGGTGCAGTCCGGGGAGGTTGTTTCGGTTACACCGGCCGGACAGACGGAGCAGGGAGGCAGCCAGGTGTCAGGGGATACGAATATTACAATCATAAATCCGACCCCGGCATCAGCTGAGGAAAATATCCGTGATGAGATGTTAATACTTTCGTTCCTAGGAAAGACGAAATGAACTGGAGCTATAACAGCGTTCCGCTCACCGCTGCAGGTGATTACACAACAACTGAGATTTCAGGGTTTGCCATGCCGTCCATCCGCGGGGAGAATATCGTCATTCCCATGATGCCAGGGCGGATATATGTGGACAAATATTTTGACCAGCAAAAGATCGTGCTGGGGATCACTTTCTTCGGGACGGATCCTACCGACCTGGAAACAAACATCGCTACCCTGGTGGCGATCTTCAATAAGCTTACCCAGGCTTCACTGGAATGCACTTACCCTGATTCCGGCTCCGTGTCCGGGCAGGCGGAAGTATCCGACTTTCAAGGACCGGTTTACCATGGATCCACCATGGCCAAGGCTACGGTCACGTTTCTGGTGACAGATCCACCCCTGGAGGCTCCGTCCTAATGCCTGATGATGATGGTGCTGTCTGGACACTGTATGGCCGGGATTTTGCCACCAATCTCGGCGTTCTAAACGTAATTTATCGGGAAATTCATCCGATATTGAATGAGCCCGGAGCCGGGAAAGTAACCATCCTTGAAAGCGATGCCCTGGCATCTGTGGTAGATGCTGGACTGTGGGTCGCCTTTGATTACCGCGGTTCGAACCGGCTCGGTTTTATTGTTGAGCACCTGGAATATGTGGATGTTGATGAAAAGGAGGGTGCCGGGCAAATCCTGGCCATTTCCGGACGCGGACCATTGGCGCTGCTAAACCGGGCAGTGGTATGGGATTACATGACTCCCGGATTTGAGAATATCCGCAGATTCGGGACGAAAGATGTTACAACAGGTTATGGCGGCGCGCCGGTTGCAAAAGGATTGATGTTGTATCACCTCCTCCAGGAGGCGCGAGAAACGAACAATCCCCTAGACCCGGCTACAAATCGCTATTGTTGGCGCGTAGGAGGTATCTCAACCGGTGACTTTTATCTAGATTGGGATTTTACCGACACTCTGGATAGTAATGGCGATCCGTGGTTGGACGCCGAGGATATTGAGATAGCGGTAAATACACCGCTTCTGGACGTTGTTCGCCAGTTCGCCGCCCTGGGGTTGGATTTCGGGATGGATTGGGATGGAGCCGGTCTGTTCACCCTGCATTGCTACCGAGAGAGAATTGTTGATGATGTCTCGGATGTGGTGGATTTCGCGGTGGGAACGAATGTACTAAAGGCGACGAGGACAACTGACGGCACAGATATGAGCAATGCCATCCTTCTGGCAGTCTCCAATCTGGCACTGCCTTATTACAACGTGACCGACCCTGTCTCTATCGGTATCTATGACCGGTATGAGAGTGGAATGCAAGCTGCAAATGCCTATACTCTGGCTAGTACCCTTTCACTCGGCACAGCAGAACTGGCGGTAACGGCCAACCCATCCAAGGCGTTGGATTTACAGGTCGCGGATGCAAAAGCACCAATGGCGTACGTTGATTATAATCTCGGATCTACCGTGATGTATTCGCCCGGTGGAACTCCCCTGTTCCCACGCATAGATGGGATGCACCTGACCTGGATCGGTGAAGAGAAATATGCCCGGATCAAGCTCGAAACGGATTTGCCATGAGACCGCGAGATTTTAGAATTGCCAACATGACAGATGTAGCAAAATACACCGGCGGGGGACATGCCGGAAGTCCGCTGATGAACCCGCCGCACACGAACGGGTTGGCAACGGCTATGACTTTGGGGTCGGAGGTGGTGATAAAAAAGGTAGATGAATCCGTTTGTAATTCTCAAGTTGTTCAAAATGACGACGAATTGTTTTTTCAAGGTTTAGCAAACGCCGTTTACAAAATAGTAATTCACACGGTCATAGTTGAGGATCCGCCTTCGGGTGGATTTCAAGGTACAGTATATGGCGGGTCTTGGTCAAGTATTCATCAAATTATTCTGGGCGGGAGTTGGACTGCGATTGACCCGCTCATATATGAAATATATGGTACTCTTATAATGGGTGGTGCAGACGATGTAATTCATTTTAAGTGGGCACAATCTAGTCCTACTGCCGATTGTACAACACTGAAGGCGGGTTCATATCTGACATATTCGCGAAGTGATTTGAGTGGTTCTGGGGTTACAAACGGTGATGCTCACGACCATTATGGCGGCGATGGGGGGCAAATTGCTTACAGTCATCTCTCCGGTTTGCCTACCTTAGGGACAATTGCAGACAACAATGAGGGCGATTTTGCCGTTGCATCGAAAGGTGTCACCAATGGCGATTCACATGACCACAACGGCGGTGATGGCTCACAAATTGCTTATGGGACACTTTCGGGTACTCCAACCATTCGTGAAGTCCTTTTCGCCAACCGTACTTATTATGTCCGTACGGATGGAAATGACGCCAACACTGGCTTGATCGATACTGCCGGAGGTGCTTTTCTTACCATCCAGCATGCTGTTAATGTTGTCGCCGCCCTTGATCTTTCAATTTATAACGTGGTCATTCAACTTGCAGATGGTACTTATTTTCATGGTTGTTTGGCAAGTGGTCCCTTTGTTGGCTCCGGCATTTTAACCATCCAGGGAAATAATGTCACACCTTCAAATGTATTAGTTTCCACTACAAGTGAAAATGCTTTTTGTTCCAATTTCTCTGCCTTGATCGTCCATGATTTGAAGATAGAAACAACAACCAGTGGGTATGCCATCATTGCCACCAATAATGGAGCCATTAATTTTCAGGGTGTGGACTTTGGCGCATGTTCCCAATCTCATATTCGTGCTGAAAATGGCGGTATTGTTACACCTACGGGAAATTATGTCATTACCGGAGGAGCGATACATCACTTTGATGCTTTTGGAATCATTAGATTTTCGACCGCCGCAACTGTTACTTTAATTGGTACTCCTTATTTTTCCTACGGTTTTGCATTTGTTCAATTATCTGGCTTTTTGGTTTCATGGGGAGTTACTTATACTGGTTCAGCAACAGGTTATCGATTTATTGTTCAAAAGAATGGGGCAATAGTTACCAATGCCGGTGGCCCTTCTTATTTTCCTGGAGATACAGCAGGTATTATTTCTACCGGTGGTCTCTATGATTCTATCCCTGCATATTTACTTGAAGTCTATCCAATCGGCGCCGTTTACATTTCCGTACTTTCCACCAGTCCGGTTACTTTGTTTGGTGGTACCTGGGCATATCTCGGTCCTGGCCGGGTTCTGGTTAGTCTTGATGCCGGTGATGCCGATTTTGATACTGTCGAAGAAACAGGTGGAGCAAAGACGGTCACAGTTGCTCAACATGCTGCAAAGAATAGTGATGCGGCCGGAGTGGGTGCAACTGCTTATGGTACAACTGCTTCCACTGTCACTCTCAAGGCTCATGTTCACAATATCACCGCTTATACTCATGCAGCGGCCAGCATCGTTCAGCCTTATCTCGTAGTCTATATGTGGAAAAGGACGGCTTGATATGGACATTTTAGGTATTGGTGATGCCTCCGAGTACGATACTTTCTCTTCGACCGATTGGCAGAAGGCCGCAGACATGGGTTGCAAGTTCGGTCTCGTGCGCGCCACTACTACTACCTTTGACTATAAACTTAATAAACCTTTTTCCCGGGAAGATATTCGTCATCTTGCCAATTCCCAGGCCATGACTTTTGTCGGTATTGATCGTTGGTCTTATTGCTGGTTCGATCCCCGTCCTGCCATCACTGCCTGGGAACAGGCTGATTTCTTTATTTCCGCGGTCAACCATGCCGGTGGACCTGGAAATCAAGATTTTCGAGTTGCTCTTGATATTGAACCTTCTGATTCCATCAATTATGATCCAGCCGGTCTGGTCCGTGCCCGTGCATGGTTAGATATTGTTTCGCAGGCCGGCTTGAAACCTTCCATTTATACCTATCCTTCCTTTCTTGAAAAATGGAATAAGCCTGATATTGCCTGGATGAAAAAATATGAATTGATCATTGCTCATTGGTCCATTAACGTTCCTCGCTGTCCTTATCCTTGGTATCCGGGTGGTTTTCTCGCCTGGCAGTACACAGCCAGCATTAATGGTGACCTTTACGGTTTCCATTCCTCCGTCCCGGGCAAAACCGCCCCCCGCATCTGCTTGGCAGTGATGTGATCCTACCGTAGATCAAAAAACGACCTGTCAGGGTCGTTTTTTGAAGATTATGGGATGGGTAAAGATTTGCCTATAGATAGGTGCCCCCAAGCGGACTCGAACCGCTGTTTGGGCCTTGAGAGGGCCCCGTCCTGGGCCACTAGACGATGGGGGCTTAAGCGGGGGTGATTTTATCAGACGGTCATGGAATCGTCAATCAAAAAGACGTGTAGTTCACCTGGTCCATGGACGCCGATGGTCAGGGTCATTTCGATGTCAGCGGTACGGCTAGGACCG